CTTCCCGGAAGCGGAACCATTGGGAGATATGTGCAATTTTATTTTTTATTTTTCCGAGGTCTGCCGCCTTTTGAAACTTCTTTTATTTTATTCAGGCAGTCATTGGGATATATTGCGGTCGGGCCGTGATAGCCGACAGGAGCTATGCCCGCCCTGCGGAGGCGTGTTTTGGCGGCTTTCGGGTGTATGCCGAGGGCTTTTCCAATTTCGTTTACGTCCATGCCGTTCATTGTACTATTATCGGCGAATTTTGTCAATAACTTGACAAATATGTGTTTCAGGTATTGACAAACATGGTTCAATAGTGTACCATGTTTTTAAGAGGTATAAGTTATGTTTACAAGCGAAAATAATCCGAGAAGAAACGACAAAAGGGCTAATAAGGCGGTAAGGCTTTATAATTCCGGCCTGTCTTTTTCGCAGATCGCAAAAATTATGGGCGGAACTAGGCAGTCTATTTATGATATGTGCCGATTGAGGGCTGAGTATAAGCCAAGAAAAAAGAAAGATGCCGATTGCCAAATTTTCAACGGCGTTAAATATACGAAGCGTTCAAACGGCTATTATTTGTCCACCGTCGGGGACAGGCGTTTAATGCACCGTGATGTGTGGGAATTCTATAACGGCGAACTGCCTGATAATTTTGACGTTCACCATATAGACCATGACAGGTCTAATAACAACATTGAAAATTTACAGGCTTTGCCTAAAGACGAACACACCAGACTTTTTCATGCAGGGTGGAAAACAGCATGAAAACGGCGTTTATTGACTTATTCAGCGGAATAGGAGGATTCGCATTGGGGGCGTACTGGGCCGGATTACGTTTTGATTATCACTTCTTTTCCGAAATTGACGGATATGCCGTCGAGGTTTACAAGAAACGTTTTCCAGACGCGATCCCTCTTGGGGACATAAGGAAAATTAATTGGAGTGATTTATGCAAGGAGACAATAGGGGAATCCGCGCAGGTCTTAGTGACCGGCGGGTTCCCATGACTCATGTCAGCCTCATTCTGACGCGGGGCTTAAAAAGGGGGCCGACGACGAGCGCGATTTATGGCCTGAGTGCCGGAGAATGTTACGCGATCTACGACCGAGAATCGCGCTGTTTGAAAACGTGCGAGGGCTTCTTGCCTCTCCTGGAAGAGAACGGAAAGGCGAGTTCTTCAACGGGGTTTTGTCGGACGTTCACGGCTGCGGGTACGCTGCTGAATGGCAGGTTATATCGGCTGCTGACGCCGGCGCGCCGCACCTGCGGAAACGGGTGTGGACTGTGGCCTACTCCGCTGTCAACGGAATGGAAAGGGCTCATATTCACGAAAGCGCAGATAGAGAAAATACTCCGCAAGCAAGAGAGGAGTGGAAACAATTTTACAAGACACCTTACAGAAATAATAAGATATTCAACTGGCAGGAGATTGAAAGCGAGCTTTGTGGAGATGATGATGGGCTTCCCTTCGACGTGGAGCGACTTAAATGCCTCGGTAACGCCGTTGTCCCTCAGTGCGCCGAGATGATCCTGCGCCTTCCCGCGTTTGACTTCTGGAGGCTCGCGGCATGAACGCCTTGCGCGATTACCAGTCGGCGGCGGTCGCCGACATACGGGCAAAACTTTTTACCGGGCGCAAGAGGTCGGTGGTGTCGCAGCTGCCGACGGGCGCGGGGAAAACCGTCATCGTGGCGGAAATCGCCAAAGCCGTGGTGGAGAACGGAAAGCGCGTGTGGTTCATCGTGCCGCGCAAGGAGCTTGTCACGCAGAGCAAGGCGCAGTTCGCAAAGCGCGGCGTAAGTTTCGGCGTGATAGACGCGGCGCACAAGGAATCGAGGGCGTACAAGGCGCACATCATATCATTGCAAACGCTCCTGCGGCGGCTGGATAAAATCAAGGAGTGTCCCGATGTTTGTTTTGTCGACGAAGCCCATATAAATTACGACGCGCAAAAAAAGATATTCAAAATCCTGCCTGAAAAAACAAAAATAATCGGCTTGACTGCTACGCCGGAGCGGTTGGATAACAGAGGGCTAGGCACGTTATACGACGACATTTCTTACGGAGCGTCCATTCCTTATTTGACGCGGTGCGGTTTTTTATCTCCGCTTAAATACTACGCGCCGCCTACGGACGGCGTGCGGGAATTGAAATTCAAGTCTACGGGCGAGGTGGATCAGAACGAACTCGACAAACTGCTCACGGAAAGGGCGATTTACGGGCGGGCGGTTGACTACTACGAAAAACTGGCGCGGCTTGCGGACGGCTCGTACCGGCGCGGTGTCGGCTTTTGCGCGGGCGTGAGGGCGGCGGAGAAACAGGCGCAGGAATTCAGGGCGAGGGGCTTTCGGGCGGAATACATCCACGGCAAAATGCCGGAGAAAAAACAGCGGGCGTTAATTGACGGCTTGGCGGAGGGGAGAATACAGGTTTTATGCAGCGCGGACTTGCTGCTGTACGGGTGGGACTCGCCTAACGTGTCCTACGGCTTTTTGTTGCGGCGCACGAAGTCGAAGGCTTTGTACTTCCAGATAGTCGGGCGCATTTTGCGTATCGCGGACGGCAAACAGGACGCCATATTCGTTGACCACACGGCGACCGTAGACCTGCACACCGATCCCGCGTATCCGGGGGTGCCGCCGTTCTACCTCGACCGCGTGGACTGGAACTTTCACGGCAAGGGCAGGGAGAAAAAATCAGCCGCGCCGCAGTTGGACGTGCGTTTTTGCCCTTACGACAATTTCAGGTACTGCGACAAGCCGATACGGTGTCCGCAGTGCGAGAAATATAATCCGACCGAAGGCGAGGAAAATATCATCGAGAGCATACCGCTACAGGAACGGATAGCGCAAATGACGCCCCACGTCATAACGCCGGCGGAAAAGAGGGAGTATCAGGACGCGGTCATCGCCTGCGTGAAAGCGGCGAGGGACGCGGACGGGGACGAAGCCTACGACAAAGCCGTGAAGGAGTTATGCGACATAGCGAAAAAACTGGAATACAAGACTTTGTGGGTGTACTGGCAGGTTACGGAAAACAGGCAGATCGTGGACGCGAGGGCGGTTCACGCGATAGCGCGTGTTTGCGGGTACAAGCAGGGCTGGTGCCATTTTACGAAGAAAGAAATAGAGCGGCAGATTAAACAATCGCAGGAGGCGACGGCGTGAAAATAAAAATAATTTACAAAGAAACAGGGCAAGAATTAGGCGTATATGACAATATCGAATTGATTGTTCCTACATCGCATTATCTGAAAATATGGTTTAGCAATGGGGCGCTTAATTACGTGCCTTATAAAAGTCATAAAATACAAGTCATTAACGACAATGACAAATGGAAGGCTGTATGAGGCGTGAAGTAATCGGGAACTGCGAGCTTTATCTCGGCGACTGCATGGAAATCCTGCCTGAAATCGGAACGGCGGACGCCGTTGTTACCGATCCACCGTATGGAGTCGGTTTTCAGTATGACACCCATGACGATACTCGTAACGGTTATGAAGAATGGTGCGTTAAATGGTTTGATTTATGCGTTTCTATTACACCGAATATCTTAATGTCGTGCGGTCATTCCAATGTTCCCATGTGGGCGCGGTTAAGACCATTTAAGTGGCAGGCGGCATGGTTAAAACCAGCGGCGATGAGCAGAAGCCCGTTTGGATTTAATAACTGGGAGCCGATGCTTCTATGGGGGCGCGCATCGGGGAAAAACACAGATGTTATCAAAGCTCCCATTATCCCGTCAAAAGAATTAAAGGGGCATCCATGTCCCAAGCCTGAGCGCTGGGGAATTGAGTGTGTAAACCGTATGTCGGGGAAAAGTATCCTTGACCCTTTTATGGGAAGCGGTACTGTCGGCCTGGCGTGTGTGAAATTGGGAAAATCGTTTATCGGCATAGAGATTAACGAAAAGTATTTTGACGTTGCCTGCAAGCGGATAGAGACGGCGGAGGCGCAGGGGACGCTGGATTTCGGGGGCGGGGAATGAAAAAGAAACATATCGGGAACGCCTCGCTCTGTCTCACTGACTGCATGAAACTAATGGCGCAGTACCCAGATAAACATTTTGATCTTGCTATTACTGATCCTCCCTACGGAATCGGGCAGGACTGGAAAAAAAGGAACAAACCCACAAGGTTTAGCGATACAACGTATGACAACAAGCAAATACCCGGCAGGGATTATTTTCAAGAGCTATTCAGGGTTTCCAAAAACCAGATTATATGGGGTTATAACTATTTTACTGAAATACTGGGCCCAACAAATTATTTAATCGTGTGGGACAAAATGAGCAGTAATAACAAAGTCTTTCATTATTCAAAATGTGAAATCGCCTATACCTCATTCCATGTGCCGGCAAATATTTATTCAATAAGTTGGGACGGGTACAGAATGGGAAAAGAAACTGGAAAGAAAAAAATACATCCTCACCAAAAGCCCATTGAGTTATATAAAAATCTTTTAACCGATTATGCCAAAAGCGGCGACCTTATTCTTGACACTCATTTAGGAAGCGGATCAATCGCCGTAGCCTGTAATGAATTAGGTTTTGAATTAACGGCCGCAGAAATTGATCCAGATTATTACAACGCCGCTGTTTTGCGTGTAAAGGAAGCGTTATGAAAACGCCTGAACGCGCCGTGTTACGCGCCTGCCTTGACTACCTGCGCGTGAGACACCACCTCGTGGCGAGGATAAACAACGGGGCGTTCCAGACGAAGGGCGGCGGTTTCGTGCGCTGTACCGACGTGCCGGGCATAGCGGACATCATGGGGATTACGTTTGACGGAAAGGCTCTCGCCGTGGAGTGCAAGAGCGACACGGGGCGGCTGAGCAGGGCGCAGGAGATATTTAAGGCGGCGTGGATTGCGCGGGGCGGCGTGTACGTGCTTGCCAGAAGCGTCGAGGATTTGCGGGAGGCGGGATTGTGAATTGCGCAAAATGCAGCCGTAAAAGTGACGCCGTGCTGTTTGAAAACGCGGTGAGGGAATTTCTAAAAGACGGCGTTAAAAAGCCGTATGCGGGGTGGTTTGTTTACAGGAATAAATGCTACCGCGTTTATTTGGATATAAAGACAAAGAAATAGGAGGGAATTATGACTAAAGCGGAAGCGATGAGGTGTTTGAAAAAAGGCATTGCCTTGCGTGAAAACGGAAAATTTAACGGCGTAAAAATTTTCCTTGATGACAAAGGAAAACTATGCCAACAAAGACCCGACGGGTACGTATTCACAATAAGCGATCCTGAACATTTTAATTTTCGCAAATTTAAGCCTTCGGGGGGTATGTAATGGGCAGTAAACCACGAGGGATAAGCGCGAGCCGAGGCGCGGCGGTTTTGGGGTTATCCGAATACATGACGCCGCTTGAGGTATGGCAGCGGATAATGGAAGAGCGCGAGCCGGGCTGGAACGAGAAGAACGGATACGCTTTGCCGCCTGAAAGCGAGAGCGCGGCGATGCGGTGGGGGACGGCTTTCGAGGGCGCGATCATCGAGCTTGCGGAGAGGGAGAGCGGGAAAAGGATACTCAACAGGGAGTATTTTGTTTCCGTGAACGGTTATGGGGACGAGCCGTTTTTTGAACGCCGCACAGGTAATGAGCTTGCCAATTATATCACCTGCCATATTGACGGTTCGTACAGCGACACGAGCGAAAAAGGGCGGCGCATTGAAACCTGCGTACTCCACGAAGGCAAGACCACTTCGGCGATCGCCTACCGCGAGAAGTGGGGGGAGGCGGGGACGGATCACATTCCTGAAAGTTACCAGGTGCAGGTGCAACATCAAATGCTGTGCACGGGGGCGAGCGAGGCGATAGTGTCCGTGCTTGTTTTTCCGGAAACGCCCGATAAGTGGGAGGCGATGGGGTGGAAAATTTGTGAAAGCAACGGAGGCGTAGAGCGTACAAAATACTATCTTTCTCCGACAGCGACAGGCGGACGCCTTAAACGCTGTCCTTACCCTTTTGAATGGGCAAACGTATTAGCTGAAATGGGCTACTTCCACCAGTACCCCGTGCGGGCGAACCCGAAGGCGCAGAAAACTATGGTCGAGAGATACCGCGAGTTTTGGCATTGCCACGTCTTAACCGGAAAGCCGCCTGAGCCGAGAAATTACGACGACGTGAAGCGGCTGTTTACGGAGCCTGTGGGGACTATCGTGTGCGACGCGGCGATGACGGCGTGGTGGAGGGAGTACGACGCCATCAGGAAGGAAATAGGAAAATCGGGAAAAGCCGCGAAAAGACAGGAAAAATTGAGGCTTCGCATACTGGAGCGCGCGCGGAAAATGAATCCTGTCATGGACGACGAGTCGCAGGAAAAAGTGATTTTCAGGGATAGCGAAGGGGGCAAGCTGGGGCAATTCTCGAAAGCGGGGGGGTTCAGGTGATGATAAAAGCGGAATATTCCTGTCCTGTAATCGACACGCCGAATAAGCTGTGTCCGCATTTTAAGGAATGTCTTGAAAACGGCAAAAACGGAAAATGCCTGCTGACAAAAAACGAAATGGTAAAAAGGAAAGACTCAATAATCGGTTATACAAGGAGGATAAAACAGTTTGAAAAAATACTGCGGCAGAACGCCTAAAAAACTCCGCGAATACCTTCAATGGCTTATAGAGGGGAAAAAGCATACAACGCCCGCGAAATGCTTGGAGTGTTACGACAAAAAAAGAAGCATGATGTTAAACGGCGAATGGGACACCTGCCCGCAGGACATTAAAGATAATTTATCTTTTTATGCGCTTATTCATGTAAAAAATAATCCTGGAATTATTGAGGCGGAAAAATTGGCAATTACTAGGGCTATAAGCGAACTTAAATGGCAACAGGCGGAATTAAGCGTTCAAATAGAACGCATGGAAAAATATATAGGAGGGTTCAGGTGATGAGGGAGTATTTATTCAGGGGTAAGCGAAGTTATGGTGATAATGAATGGGCGTTCGGCTCGCTATTACTTAGAGGAAGCGGGTATACAGAAATTGCAGTAGTAGACAACGAAGGAAGAGAGGGATTGTGTCTCGATTTTAGGAGCGTCATCCCCGAAACCGTAGGGCAGTTTACCGGAATGATTGACATAGATGACATTAAAGTTTTTGAGGGCGATGTCATAAAATCATGTGTCGATAATCCGACCTTAAAAGGGTCATATCGAATAGGGTGGCATTTAGCGTCTTTTGGATACGCCGCATACGGGAAAGACGGTTCTGTTTATTCATTAAACCTTTCCGATTTTTATTATATAAAAGTCATCGGCAACATCCATGACAATAAAGAACTGTTAAACGACAAATAATTTTTTAGGAGGCATATATGAAAAAATTATTGCTCATTCTCGCGGCGGTCTTGCTCTCGTGCGGACAGCCGAGCGAGCCGACGGCTTTATCGGGGCAAACCGCGCCGGTAATGGAACCGACTGAAACGCCGCAAGCGGAGGGGGTGCGGGAACCTGATACGCCGGTCGTAATATCGGAGCCTGCGGCGATACCGATTACGCCTGAACCCGCGCCGGAACCAGTACCGACGCCGGAGCCTGCTCCGCCTGAACCGCCAAAGCCGATTGCCGCGCCGTATGGCAGTACCGTCATCGGGGAAACGGCGTACTACGTCTCAAACGGAGCGGCTATGTCGCTTAACCTGCGGAACGGCGAAACAAGGACGATAAGCGCGGCGGCGAGGGAGTACAGGCGCGAAAACGATTACGATTACATCGACAATACCGACACCGGAAAAATGGCGGCATGGACGAATAACGCCGTATTTATTGAAAGCTCAGGCGCGTTGTGGATAATCGAGCGCGGATATAACGCGGTCAAGGCGCAGGTCATAACACCGGCGGGAATACGGGATTTCGGCTGGCAGAAGCAGATAGATTTTTTGCCTTTATCGGAAAACACGCCGGGCAGGAAGCTGGAAATACGCTGTGAGGCGGGAGGGCGGTTTTTCAGGGTCAGGGTTTTTCAGGTGACAGACCCTGCGGACTGGATACCGTTCAAGCCGTCTCCTGTTCCTGATTACGTTTTGCGCTGTCAGGAATTGACGCTTAATCCGTACGCGGAGCGGCCTGTAATTGTGGGAGATTGGGTCGACGTGCGGACTGTGGAGAAATATGAGGGCGATTTTATTTTTGAATATCTTGCGGACGGGCGGATACTGGCGGCGGGCAAGTTGTATCGGTTGACGGCGGAGGGGTTAAAAGAATGAAAAACAAGCCGTCAAGTTTAATAAGGGAAGCTCTGGAAATGCTGTCGTTTTGTCCTACGGAGGAAGATAAAATTAACTTTTTAGCGACGGCGCTTGATACTTGCATAGAGCAGGTTATAAAAAAGCACAGAAGGGATTATTTCGCGGGGCAGGCGCTGGNNGCCGACGCCATGCTTGCGGAAAGGGAGAAAGGGGAATGACGTTAGGCGAAATTGACAGGGATTTTTATTGTTCGGCTTTTAATGAAAGTGAGTTTTGTTCTAAGGGGTATGTTTATTGTAAGGAAAAATGCGGTTGTTTACACCGCAAGCACCCTACGCCTGAACAGTTTAAGGAAGAGTACGGCGAGGAATACCATGATGACGGGGCGGTATATTATCGAAGTAAGACTGTTGAATGTAGAGATGACCAGAACAGATTCTATCTTGGGTATACGAATTGGTACGCGGTGCCTTATTCAAAGGCTAAACATTACAAGGCAAAATATAGCGAAGAAATACAAAAAGGTTTTGAAATTGTCTGCGCTTGTACTCCCTTTGGCAAGCCCGATGATAGCTGGAGGCCGCAATGAGCGATATACAGATAAACCTGCCGCCGGAACTGGACAAGGCGTGGCTGACCACGCGGGAATTCGCCAAGCTCGCGGGCGTGGCGAGAAGCACCGTGTACGAATGGAACAGGGCGGGCTATTTGAGGCTCAAGAAATTCACGCCGCGGTGCCTGGACGTTCCGAGAGAGGAAGTCCTGCGGTACCTGCGGGGCGAGATGATGGAGCCGAGAGAGGACGAGGAAAAATAAAACGCCGCATGGCGGGGAAAAACGCGGGGGGGAGAATGGCGCAGAAAGATATAGAAATCCGTTTTGTTGAGCACGAAGTAAGGGGGAAAGACATTGAAAATTTTTGCTGCGATGAAATGTACTTGAAAAACTACTGGTGCAAAACCATACACGATGACCACATGAGGTTTCAAAAGCAGGAGCCGATATGCAGTAACTGTCCGTTATATCTGTTCAAATTGCACATAATGGGCGTTACGGGCGAGTAATAATTTTTTAACGGAAACGAAAGTTTATAATAATGTAACGGGAGGGATTTTTGTCTTTGGAACGCCTGCCTGAACTCACGGACGAAGAGCGCGACGACAAGGCCGTGCAAAAATTAGAGGAAGGGCAAAACTTCCGGTTTTCTCGCGATCTGCTGCGGTTCGAGGGCAAGAGCGAATACGGCTGGCTGTTCGAGGACTATTCTCACCTCGTGGGAAGAGCCTTGCGCAAGACGCACGTCAACAGCTTCCATCCGACCGAGGACGGGCAGGCGGAGGCGGCGGAATACTGTCTGGACGGCATGATACGGCACACGGCGGGCGCGGGCTGGCTGGCCTACGATTACAACGAAGGATATTTCAGGTCGGACATAGGCGAGGCGGTTTTGCGCTTCTGCCTGCAAAAACTGGCGAGGGAAAGGTACGACCTGCGGGATGCGGACGAAAGGAAGGAATTTATGAAATTTGCGGAAAAAGCGGTCACGGAACCTTGTATCAGGCACGTGGAAAAACTGCTGGAGTCGCGGCGGTCGGTTTTCGCGCTGCCGTCGGACTTTGACAAGGCGTATTACCTCCTGAACTGCAAGGGCGAGACCTACGACCTGCGGACGGGGGAACACGCGCCGAGCCTGCCGGAACACTTTCACACGAAAACGACCGGCTTCAGGCCGGAGGAAGGCGACTTTCCGGTGTTTCTTGACTTTTTGAACGACGTCACCTGCGGGGACACCGAGCTGGCCGCTTGGATCATGCGCTGGTTCGGGTATTGCTTAACCGGCGACATAAAGGCCTCGTACTTCGTCAATTTTCACGGGTCGGGCAGGAACGGCAAAGGCACGCTTTTACACGTCATGCGCCAGATTATGGGGACGTACGCGAGGGAGATAGACAGCGAGATAATCGTAAAGGAAAAGACCGGCAACGTCAAGCACGCGCACGCCGACTTGGTAGGCATACGGGCGGGGTTCGCCGCGGACGTGCCGGCGGGGACGCTCAACATGACGAGTCTGAAGACGATAACCGGCGGTGACGAGATAATCGCCGAGCGCAAGTACCACGATTCTTTTCCGTTCAGGCCGATAGTGAAGCTCACTTTTTCGTCAAATCCGAAATTACGGCTGCCGGAGACGGGGCAGGCTATAAAATCGAGGCTCCGGTACGTGCCGTTTAAGGCGAAATTCGCCGGAAGGGAGGACAGAGGGCTTGAGGACAGGCTTTTGAAGGAGGCTCCGCAGATTTTGGCGTGGCTTATCAGGGAGGCGGGCGAGTATTTGAGGAACGCCGACACGAACGGCTTTCCGCCGTGCAAGGCGATAGACGAGGCGACCGAGGATTATATCAGGGAAGAGGACGTAATCGGGCAGTTTTTGGAGGAATGTACGGTTAAAATGGAGGGGGTAAAAGTAAAAGTGTCTGAGCTGTATAACAAATATATAAACTGGACGGGGAGTAACGACAATCCAATGAAAAAACAGGCTTTTGGAAGGAGAATGGCGGAGAGAGACGTGGAAAAAGAGCGTAACAGGGACGGATGGTATTACAAGGCTATCCAGTTAAAGGATGTGTGATCTTGTGATCGAATTTATGCTGTTTTCCAAAACTCTCTATATACGCGCGCGCGTAAGAAAGTTTCGGCAAATGACTAAAAATCGATCACACGATCACAACAAACAGGAGGCGGCGTTATGAATAAAAACGTGAATAATCCGCCGCGTGAAAGCGGAAAAAATAAAGGGGGTAAAAGCGTATGCACAGTGAATTTATTAAATACGGAACACCGGCAATCAGGCTGATTGAAGAATCTAGCGAGGTCCAGAAAGTATGCTGTAAAATCGAGCGTTTTGGACTGGATGACTGGAATCCGTTAGTAAAGCCGCGCATGACAAACAGGCACATACTGGAAAGCGAATTAGAAGATATTGAACTTGCTATAAAAAATATGCGTGAATATGTCAATTCAATTCCAGTTGGTTCGCAACGGTTCAGGAAATAAAGATTTTAGGATGGAACAAAGCGGAAAAACAAAAAGGTACTGTCTGGCTTTTTTGATGTTAGAGAGCCACCATCGGCGCAATCCGTGTATGCCAATACTGCGGATAATTTTTTTTAAGTCAAATAAAGTGTTAAGGCAAAATTTCACTTGACCATAGCGGAATCGTGATTAACAATTTTATTATGTACGGGATAATCTATATGGCGGTTAATATTCTCAACGGTAAAGTATATGTGGGACAAACTGTACAAACGCTCATTGAAAGAAAAAACGGACATTTAAGAAAAAGCAAAACGCGCAATTATCATTTTTATTCCGCGATAAAAAAATATGGCGCGGATAATTTTGAATGGCGGCAAATCGACGACGCCGAAAACGCCGACGAATTAAACCAGAAAGAAAGATACTGGATAGCCTATTACAAATCGGACAATCCCGAATATGGCTATAACATGAACGAAGGCGGGCTGGGCGCAAGGCATACCGAAGAAACAAAACGCAAAATAAGTGAATTACGAAAAGGTAAGAAAATGCCGCCACACTCACCTGAAACCCGCCGTAAAATGAGCGAATCGCTTAAAGGCAAAACAGCATGGAATAAAGGCTTGATATTTGCCGTAAAAACGCCAAAGCCGCCAAAGCCAAAAAGGATAAAAATCCCCAAGCCGCCGAAAATCCTTAAGGGAAAACAGATAGGCGAAAAACACCATAAAAACACGACCAGCGAAGCGACAGCCTTACAGATAAAAGTAGACATAAAAGCCGGATTAAGAATATGCGAAATAATGCGAAAACACGGCGTAACTAAAAGCGTAGTGTCAAATATAAAACACGGCTATTCGTGGAAATGGCTACAGGTAGAAATAGGAGCGTAAACCGTGAAAAAAACACAAGCGGAAATCGCCAGAATAAAGAAAGTAACCCGCGCCGCCGTCAACGACTTTTTGAAAACGAACAAAATCGCCCCCGCCGGCAAAAAAGGCAAACTGCACCTGTACGACTGCGACGCCGAACCCCTGTACTCATACCTTCACGGCAAAAAAAAACCTCTTGAAAAGCCGCCGGAAAAAAAAGCCAAAGCCGCCAAGCCCGCGCCTGAAAAAAAATCCGCGCCGACGCCGGATAAAAAGCCGCAGGCCTCCGATAAATTCTCAAAGCCGCTCAACGCCTTGTTAGCCGACAAAATGCCCGACGGAAAAAAAGTATCGACTTATTTGTACATGAAGGCTTTCGAGGAGGCGACAAAAAACGGAGACGCCGCGCTTTTGGCGAAGCTCGCCCAGTTGGCCGACAAGGAAGACCGCGAAGAGCAGTACAACCTGCAAATGCTTAAAACCGCCCAGGCCCAGGAACAAATCGCCATTGAGAAAGCGGAAAGAATGAAAATCGAGAATGACATCGTCAAGGGTCGCTACATTGAATTAGAAAAAGCGAAAATCCTTTTCGGCAGGGTCTACGCGACACATACGGCTATTTTGACTCCGCTGGATTTGAAGCTCGCGGATACCATAGACAGCATACCGCCGGGCGAAGGGCGCAGGGGCAAGATAGCCGCGCTGATAAAAAGCGAGATATACGCCGCCCTCGGAAGCGTACAACGCCTGCTCTCGGACTTCGTCACGGGCGAAGAAACGCTTGACAAATCGGCTTGAATAATATATAACGTAATAGTATGGACACAAACGCGGTAGCGGAAAAATTTAGCGTACACAGATCAACCGTAATCCAATGGTGCCAAAAAAATAACGTAAAGCGAAAACTAGGCAAAAACGGCGTTATGGAATACGACTTGTCCGAGAAAGACCTTAAAAAATTTGAAAACCGCCGAGGCAAAGGCTGGCAGAAAGGCAAGCCGAGAAAGCCTGAATAACCGGAAAACCTCTATAATATAGTAGATAATCTGTAGCGTGATAGATTATACTTAATGCCTGTATAGTAAAATCTCAAAAAAATCGTAAAAAAAGTAAAATTTTTTAAAAAAACACTTGACAAATAATCCATAACGTGATAGATTATTAGTATAAGGATACGGAAAGTATCCAATTTTAGGAGGCGAGAAAATGAAAAAGATAAAAAAGGCTTACGACTTTGAGGCGTTTCGGAAAGAAGCGGAAAAACACTATTTGGAAAAATTTCCGAACATACCGCCTGACGAGGCGCGGAAGCTGATAGACTACGCGGTAAAAATCAAGCGCGAGAAATACACGCCTGAATTCGCGTACATATAAAGGAGCGGAAAAATGGATTATCTGACCGGCAAGGAAAACAGGCTGCTTGCCTTGTACCTCAAGCGGATGACCTACGAGGACGCGCTGCGCCGGTGCGACCAGGACACGCCGGAAAACATGAAAGGCCAGGCCTACGAAATTCTGGCCGCAGTCGAAAAAGTGCGAGAACGCCTCGCCTCCGAAGGCTTCGCGCCTCGGTAAAAAAAAGGAGCGGAAACATGACCGACAAACAGGCATATAAGGCAATCGCCGACCGAGCCGCGGAAATGGCGAAAGACAAAAAAGTCAAGGAGCTTGTCCGGCGCAAATTCGGCAAAAACCTAAAAGCCGCGAAATGCTACGTCTATAAACTTGCGATAGCGACATTGTACGGAGATACAGGCCATTGCGGCGCATTGCGCCGCGTGGTAAAATAAATTAACGGAGGAAAAAATGAAAAAATTCAACATGAAAATTTGTCCGTGGAAAGACGGACAAGGATGGCAGGAGCACTGGATCGCGGACAGGCAGGCGGACGCAATCGCCGACCTGTTTGTACAGCTTAACAAGTTACAGCTTGACATGGACTGCGGCGACGGAGACGATTACAGCGTCGATGTTTACAGCGGTAAAACCAAAATCGCGGAATTTTGGCTGTCGGAATTTTTGAAAAACGGCGTCGAGATTGACGGCGTAAAATACAGCGTGTAAAAAATGCAAAAGCCGCCAGCGATGACGGCTTTCTATATACTCGAAATTATGCTTCAATCCGCAGGCTTTCGCCTGACACTTTATTATCGGAGAAGTCATGGAAAAAGTCAAGAGGAATTTTACGAAAACGGAGATAAAATACCGCTTGACCATAGCGGAAGCGAGGCGCAGGGTAAAACCGGGAGGACTATTATAATGTTACAAGCGTTGCACCTTTTCGGCTATTTGCCGAATATGCTCGAATGGTCGGGCAATCCCTGCGTACAGGGCTGCGAATACTGCTACGCCAAAATGTGGAAACGAGAAAACGAGCCGATAGAAAAATTCATCAATTTTGTACTTCGACAGGAAAACAAGAAAGAAGGCTTATTGCCTTTCCTTGTCCGCAAGAGATCGCCTATAACCATAAGCAACCGCACCGACATAATGTGCGCCCCCGACTGGCGCGAGCGGCTGTACGCCATCAAAAAACTAGGCTTTCCGGTCTACATCGAGACAAAACTGAACAAGGATTATAAAGACATCGCGGACATAATCGACACGGACAAAGACACCGTGTACCAAACTATTACAGGATATAATAACAGGTACGAAGAGAAAAACCTATTAACCGCCGATGAAAAAATCGAGGCGGCGAAATGGCTCAACGCCAAAGGAATTCACCATGTCTTAGCCGTAAATCCGTATATGCCGGACAAATGCTCCGCCGAAGACATAATTAAAATGATAGACTATGTAAAGCCTCACGGAGTAGTCATGCGAGACTACCACAAGCCGTCCAGCGGGCTGGCGAAAAAATACTACATGGCGGAATACGACAAGGAAGAGTGCAAAGCCGCGAGGGACGCGGTAAGGGAGCATTGCCGCAAAAAGCATATCGACCACGACATAGACCTGTACGGACTGGACACGCCGTTTTACGCGGAGAATAACCTGCGGATTGCCGACAACCTACGGAGCTTCGGCGGCAACCACTTCGTAAAGCAGGAATTCGCGGTCTACGTCCAGAAAATTATAGACGAAAAGGGGCTTGACTGGGCGAAAATAACCCTCGAAGGCGCGTTAAAATTCTGGCAGAAGCAGATCGATTTTTTTAAGGACTGCGTGATAAAGCCTGGCGACTACAACATCCGCACCGGAGCGAGCTATAAAAAACAGAAAACCAACATCGGCATAGCGGACTTTATAAAGGCGCATTGGAACGGCAACTGGTTCGGGAGCAGTTTCGACCGGCTGAGGGAAAAAGACGGGGACGGGAACATGNNCGCTTCGCCCGCGGAAAAGGCGGGACAGTGTAGTGCTGATCCCCCTGTCGGAGCTGAAGCCTTCCCCGTTTAACCCGAAAAAACCGCTGACGAAAAAAGAGCAGGCCGCGTTCAGAAAATGCGTAAAGGAATTCGGCTGGAAACGCTCCTTGTGCGTATGCAGGGATTTTCAAAGCGGGGAGGGCTTTCTTACCCTTGACGGAAACGATGCGATAAAACTTCTCGCGGAAATCGGCTGGACGGAGGTTGACTGCCACATCGTCGAAAAAGTAACCGACATGGACACCCTAAAACAGTTCATGGCCGGCTACTCCGTCCACAAAGACCCGATATACAGCGAGTTCGCCTCCGCGATGGGCAAAATAAAATTCGAAGAGTTTACCGGCCTCGACTTCGGCAAGTTTTCATTCGACGTGAACATCGACGGCGCGGCGCAAGAGTTCGCCGAAACCGAAAAATTAATCGCGGAAGCCGATGATGAAAAACCGCAGGAGAAAAAGCCGCAAGCGAGAGCCGCCCCCGCCCGCGAGGAGCGGCAGACGCAGTTTTTCCTCACCCTGCCGCCCGACTGCGTGGACAAACTGCGGAACTTCGTGAAAACAAAAGCGTTTAACGCGGGCAAGACCGAAGCGATAGCCGAGAAAATAGACGCGATGAACGACGCCCAATTTTTGGAGAATATACTGCAAATAATTTTATAAATAAAACCGCCGCCGCGAGGCGCAGGAAGCCATGACCCTATTCACCCCCGACGAACAGAAATTCCTCTTAAAAGTCATCGAAGCCGCCCCCGTAAAACCGCCGATTGAGTTAATTGACGAATGGGTAGAAGGGCGGCGCATACTGCCGACAAGCACCCCCCTGCCCGGCCCGTGGAGAAATTCGGTTACCCCCTACGGCCGGGAGATCATGAATTCGCTCAGCCCGAACAGCGGCATACAGCGCGTGGTCGTGATGAAAAGCCGCAAGTGCGGAATGACGACGCTCATGGAAAACGCCATCGCCTATTATATGCTTGAAAACCCGTCGGTCATTTTATACGGCACGGCGAGCGAGGAACTGGCGAGGGACTGGGGCGACAACAAAATCATGCCCGTAATTGAAAGTTTAGGCGGGCTTGATCGCATAACCGCTAACACCACTAACACGAAAAGCCGCCGCACCGGAAACACGTCAGACAAAAAGGAGTATATCGGCGGATTGTGTTACATCATGTCGAGCCAGTCAAAACGCGCCCGCAGGCAGCTGGATGTCAGATGCGAGTTTATAGACGAAATAGACGGCGTGGAAGCGGTCACAAGCACCGGAGAAGGCAAATGGACGGAGATACTTTTCGGCCATACCGCTTCATGGGGAGCGAAACGCAAAATCGCCCTTTTCGGAAGCCCGACCGTGTTCGAGACGAGCCTCACTTTTGAATACTATAACCAGGGCGACTGCCGCAAGTTTTTCGTCCCCTGCCCGTACTGCGGCGAACTCATCGAACTGCGCCTCGACGCGGAAAGCTCCTCCCCCTTCGGCCTGAAAGCCGAGACAAAAGCGGGCGAGATCATCGGCGCGTACTACCTCTGCGAAAACTGCGGCGAGCCGATACGCAACGAGCAGAAATTAGAAATGTACAGCGACAATCCGCGCTGCCTGAAACACCCCGAAAAAAGTTTACACAAATACGAATGGCGACCGACAAAAAAACCCGACGATTCCGCGTGGCGCAGTTACCAGTTAAACGCCCTGTACTCCCCCATCGGTATGCTCACCTTCCTCGACGTGGCAAAGGCGCGGGCGAAAGCCGAAGCCGGAGACCACGTCGATATGAGAAGCTACGTCAACATCTTCATGGGAATGCCGTTCAAGGACGCGGGAACGAGGCCGAAAATCGAGAAGGTCATAGAGCTTAGAGGCGACTACAAATCCGGCACCGTCCCCAACGGCGTGCTGTTCCTGACTATGGCCGTGGACGCGCAAGGGGGCAGCGAAAAAGACCCCGGCAACCCGCCGCGGCTGGAGTTGGAAGTCTTAGGGCACGGCCTGGGCTACCGAACATGGAGCATTTTATACAAGCGCATAGAGGGCGAAATAGACGATTCTTCGGCGGGAGCGTGGGCGGATCTGAACGACTGGGCGGAGGAGACGGGCTTGCAGTTTGCCCGGACGGACGGCGTGCCGCTAGGAATTCAGATTATTTTTATCGACTCGGGCTACGAGGCCGGAACCGTGTACCAGTTTTGCGGCGAATGGATAAACACCTACCCGTCAAAAGGCTTCGGCTTCATAAAGGCGGACGACAAGGAAAAAGGCGACGTGCCCGGGGCGAACACCTACAAACGCTGGCGCATGGCGAAACCCGGCGGACAGATTTTATACGAAATAAGCACCAACTATTACAAGACGCTGTTTTACAACCGCTTAAAAGTGGAGCGAGTGCCGACCGAACCGCAAAAGCCTTTTTTCTGCTCGTTCCCGTATGATTACAACGAAGACTACTTTTCAATGCTGACCGCCGAGGAAAAGCGAACCGACGGCAGTTTCCACAAAATACATTCCCGCAACGAGGCCCTTGACTGCCGGGTGTACAATATGTGCGCCGCCGACGTGTGGCTCGCCGCGCAGGTCGAAAAACGGAAACTTTACCTGCAAGAGCGTAAAGCGTCCGCGCTGGACATACAGCAGGTCAACGCCCGCTTCGTCTTGGAGCAGCTTGAAAAAAATCCCCGCGCGATCATGTAAATACCGCTTGACCATAGCGGAATCCTGCCTGACAGTAAAATCATGGCAAGCGTAACCGAAACGAAAAAGCGGCTTGAATACAAAACTTCCCAGCGCGACGCCGCCGTCGCCGCCCTTGACGAACTCTTAAAAGAAGGCACGGTCGAAAGCTACTCATTCGGCGACGGCAACGGCAACCAGAACGCCCGACGCCGGAAGCTGGCGGAATATCAGGAACTAATCTCGGAACTTGAAACGGAGATTGACGAACTGGAAAAGGCTCTTAGCGGGGGCGGCGGCCTGCGGACTTTTGGAACTAATCGGTACGCATAGGGGGAATTATGTTTGTAAGTAAAACTATAAGATTTCTTGTTATTCCAACACGCCGCGAATATGGCTATAAACCAGAATATTATACAACCGTAAAAGAGACTAAAAATTCATGCGTTTACAGCCTTCATCAAAAAACAGGTATAAAAATAAATTGGGTAGTATTACCTACTTGACCATAGCGGCGGCGTGAATAACGCTTGACATAAGATAACCAACGTCGGGATGACGTAGGAGAGAAATTGAGCGTACTAACAAACGTAAAAACGGCGTGGCTGGCGTTACGGGGCAAAATAAAAATCCGCCCACAGGCTCAGGCAGGCGGCGGCGGAAGGTCTACAAGATTCTACGGGCAAAAGTACGATGGCGGCCTGCCGTACCCGACGCCTACCCTGCTCTTAGACAGCGAAGGAATCCGCCAGCAGGTACGCACTTTATCGCATAACTCCCTGCAACTCCGGGCTTTAATCGAGCGCGACGTAGACACCGTTGTCGCGCAGGGCCTGAACCTCGCCCCCGAACCCAAATTCTCAATTCTAGGCATAGACCCGCAGGCCGCCGAGGAATGGGCGAGCGACGTGAAGGCGCGATTCGAGCTATGGGCGATGTCCCCCCGTTCCAGCAGGAGCGGGAAGTACAATTTCTTCCAGGCGCAGCGGCTCATGCGAAAAGCCTTATACCGAGACGGCGAGCTTTTTGTAACCCTCTCTTACCACAACGACCCGACTTTACTTTCCCCGTTACGCTTCGAGCTTCTCGACCCCGACCAGATAAAAGAAAACGGCTACACCTGGACCGCCAACGGCGCCGGTCTTAACCCGCAGAACCGCGAAGGCATAATCCGCAACGCCGACGGCGAGGAAACCGCGTACAAGGTATGGACGAAAGACGAGCGCGGCATAGACAAAATGACGCAAATCCCCCGCGTCGGCAGGTCAGGCAGGGTGATGATGCTCCACGCCCTGACAGGCATAGACTACGCCGGTCAGTTGCGCGGCATTTCCCCGCTCGCCGTCTGCGTCAACGACCTTGAAAACATACTCGACTTCACGCTCGCGCAGGTCGAGAAAGCGAAAAACCAGAGCAATATATGGGCGACCGTTGAAAGCGAATCCGACGAACCCGCCGACGACCCTTTCAAGAACCTCACAAACGCCGGAGCGGGCCCGGCGAAAATAGCCCTGAAAAAAGCCGTCGAACAGTACGGAGCCGACCCGAACCCCGGCCCGGACGCGCAGAACGTGACGGCGGAATCGCTCGAACCCGTCGTGGACGAAGTGCCGCATACGGTCATCAGCAGAATCGGCGCCTTTCTCGTCGCCTCCCTGAAAGGCAAGCAAAAACTCAAACCCTTCGCCGACACCGCGCCGTCGCAGAATTTCGACACCTTCGTAAAAGCGTATTTTTCCTACATCGCCGCAGCCACCGGGCAAAGCGTTGAAACCGTGCTAATGGTGTTCAATAACAACTATTCCGCTTCCCGCGCCACGCTCATACTCACCTGGCGCATAGCCGAACAGCGGCGCTGGGAAATGGACTACTACGTCTTAGGCCCCATCTACGAAATGTGGCTCGCCGAGGAAATCGCCGCAGGCCGCGTAAGCTGTCCCGGCTGGCAAGACCCCCGCCTGCGCGCGGCGTGGGTGTCGCACAGGTACAACGGGCTTAGTATGCCCGTGATAGACCCCGTGAAAACGATGGAAGCCGCGAAAATGGCGCTTGAGGTTTCGGCGACCACGCTTGAGGACACCGCGCAGGAATACAACGACTCGGACTTTGGGGCGAACTGCGTAAAAAACAGGGAAGGCTTTGCGAACCTCCCGAAGCCGCCGTGGAAAATCGAAAACGACAAACCAAAAACAAATGACGCCAAAGAGGATACCGATAATGACGCTTGACCATAGCGGAAAGCCGGTCAAGGCTGAAAAAGAGAAGGGGAGAAAATTATGGTGTTAAAAGACGTTATCCAGATGTCGCTCATAGAACTTATTCCCACTTTGCCGATTTTGATTTACATAATCATCACGCAACAGCGCAATTACAAGCGATTGTTGCTGGTCGAGAAAAAAGCGGAAGATACCGCCATCGCCGCCAATATAAGCGTTTTATGGAGCAAAATAGCGCCATTCCAAGAAGTCGTTAATGGTGGCTTGACGCTTTTAATGTTAGGGCAGGATGGAAATGTCGTAACCAGGCTGAGGGAGTGTATTATGGGTTTCGGCGACAAGGGCGTGGAGACGTACCAGAGTTGTCTGAACACGTTTATGAATGATAATAAAGAAAAGCTGAAAAACAACAAGCATTTCTGGGAGCATATCGAAATAGTCAGGAAGGGGATTTATTAATAAGAAATATGACTGAGGGGAATTATGACTAAATACGAAGCGTTACAGAGCCTTGATCCGAGGGCGGCAAGCAAACTGGCGGTAGCGTTAGGCGAAATGGAAAACAAAAACGTGCCATACTTTATCGCCGAGGCTCGGCGGACATTATTAACCCAGTGCCTGTACGCCTTGCAGGGATTGGGCGCAGTGCCGCAGTCCGATCTGGAATGGGCGTGTAAGGAAGCGGGTATACGGCCGCCGGGAACGCAGAGAATAACATGGACGCTGAAAAGCAATCATTTAAGCGGAATGGCGGTGGACATAGTGCCGCTGAAAGACGGCAAGCCCGACTGGAACAATCAGGATATGAGGATAGTGGAAGCCATGAAAAACGCTGGCTTCACGTGGGGCGGCGACTTTCCGCAGGTAGACAAGCCGCATTTTGAACTGAGGGTATGACGTGGACGAAAAATGGTCGTGGACTAAATTCATAAAGGGTTTCATATCAAAATTCTTTATCGCGTGGTTAGCGGCGACTTACTTTGTTTTCAACATACTCCACAACGGGCAGTCCGACACCGTCAAGATTTACTTAATCGTAGTATGGGGAGTCATATCCGTTATCTGGATGTTGTCCGAAGCGTGGAAAAAACTTATCGAGAACGGGCGGCTGAATGTTGACTTGGGGGCTTCGTTTAAGAAGGAAGGCTAAATGAATGAAAAAAATTATATCGTTACTCTTGCTGCTATCTTTTTTGCCGCCTTCCTTTGCGGCGGCGCAATCGGCGGAATCGCCGTTTACGGATATTTACGAACTGATAGACCAATTAGTGGACAATCAGAAACAACAGTCGGAATTAATCGAGAAATTACAGACAGCCTCGGAAGAGGACTCGATAGAGATAGAGAAGCTATTGACGCAGTTGAGAGAATCCGAGCAAGAAAAACTGAAACAGATAGCTCTCTCGCAGAACTTGGGGAATCTTATCGAAGATCGCAAGATTTACTTGGAGAGCTTAGAGAGAAAATTAAAATTTTGGAAAATTTTTACAATGGTGTTGGGGGGGATTTGTCTGGGAGTGACGGCGGGGCACATTTTTAGATGACAAGAAAAGAAATGTCATTATTATCTTTCAAGCCGCCTCTATACTGGAAAAATTATAATATTGCCAAAGGTATATTTAAAATCCAGATAGAAGAAATGAGAAAGATCAGACCCGGAGTCAAAATAGTTTTACATCACATGAATTTAAATGATTTAAATTATGAAAACTGGTGGCCGGTAATTCCTATGTATAAAGACGAACACGACAGATTTCATAATTCTTCTTCTACGGAAAGAAACTTAAAAATAAGTAAAACATTAACGGGAAAGAAACACCCCAAAGGAAAATTAAGTGAAGAACATAAGCAACATATAAGAGAATCACATATGGGAAAATCTACTAATAAAGGAAAACATTGGAAATTATCTGAAGAAGCAAGGCAAAACATTAAAAATGCAGTTAATAAAGCGGTGGCAGAAGGAAGGCATAAAGGAGGAAAAGTGGGAAGAACTTGGAAAGCAAAAACTTATAGAGGTAGGACGCTGGCGGCAACGATAGCGGGGGCGAGTAAATAAACGTGAAAAAACGCTTGACCATAGCGGCGAGCCGTATGAGGGTAAAAGCATGAGGATATATTTTACGGACGGGACTACAAAAGATTTTCCCCACGTACTCAGGGTTGACGGAATAGTGGAAAGGGAAAACTGCGTCGATATATTCACCGTCGAACACGGGGACAAAAGAGGGAGGATAATCATTTCCAGTTATCACTTTTTGTGTTTAGAGGTAAGCGAATACGCCTGTAAGGAAAATCCATGAAAGAAGTGCTGTACTGCATGGAAAAAAATTTCCTCGAACGCTACCTCAAAGAAAAAGCCGCCTGCTCCGCCGCTGACTATAAGGCGATGAACGACATCTGGGGCAAGCCGATAAAAAAGGCCGGCTCCCCCGAAGCCGTAGACGAAATATACTCCCTTGACGGAGATACGGCGCGTATTTCCATTACCGGCCCTCTGTCCCCCGACGGCCCGGACGTATTCGACCTTTTTTGGAATTACGGCGGCACGGCTTACAGCACCGTTTTGGGGGCGGTAGAGCGCGCGAAAAACGACCCCGCCGTCCGGAAGGTGATCCTCGACATCGACTCTCCCGGAGGCACGGTCGCGGGCACGGACGAAGCGTATAACGCGGTCAGGGCGATTGGCAAGCCGACCGAAACCCGCGCCGGAACGTACCTTTCCTCGGCCGCCTACTGGATAGCCCTCGCCACGGACAAGATATACGCCAATTCCCCCACGAGCGAAATAGGCTCTATAGGCGTGTTAGTGGCGACTTACGACTGGTCAAAGTTTCAGGAAAATTTAGGCGTCAAAGAAATAATCGTGACTTCCAGCCGGGCTCCCGACAAACGGCTTGACCTGACCACGGATCACGGCAGGGACGCGATAAAGGCGCAGTTGGACGCCCTTGAGCGCATATTCTATTCCCGCGTCGCGGAAAGCCGGGGCGTTACGACCGAACACATCGCCGAACACTTCGGCCGCGGCGGCCTTTTGGTCGCGCAAGACCCTTCCGCCGAACACGAGGACGCGATCAGGGCGGGTATGATAGACGGACTGACTGCTGACGCTTCGCAAGTTTCGCATAACGGAGAGGANNGAATTTCAGGATTTTGTAAAATCCATAATGGAGCCTATTTACGAAGAATGGCTAATAGAAAATTTCAAAAACAGCGGAAAACCGCAAACAGCCGCAGAAATCGAAGCGGAAATTCGCGCCGAAATGGAAAAACGCAAACAATCCCCTTCAGGGGAAACAAATACTCCCGCCACGGCGGGAAAAACGCAGGAGGGACAAAATATGGATTTGTCCGAACTTTTGAAAGCGAACCCTGCCGCCGCAGCCGAAATCGAAAAATTGAAGGCGGACGCGAAAGCGGAAGGGCGGAAGGAAGCGCAGGCGGAGCAGTCCGCAAGGGCTGACAGGGTGTTGCCGGTTATCCAATCGGGAACTTACCCTGCCAGCATAACAACGCTTGGCTGTGACGTGCTTGCCGGCAAGAAAGGCGTAGACGCTTTTGACGCCGCTGTAGCGGTTTACGACGCCAAAACCGAAGGCGCCAATTCGCGGACAGCGCAAACGCAGACGGCCGAGCAGGGCAGCGTGACGGCGGAAGCCCCGAACCTCGCAGGCGGCGAAGAAAAAGCCGCCGCCGACGCCTGGGCGAAAAGCAT